ACTGATTTTTCATTGATTGCATCTTCAAGTTCTTTTTTAGATGCCAAGTTACCAATTGAATCAATAACAATAATAACCTTATCATTACGTTCGATGTTTTCAAGCTGACCAATAATATCAAACTTGAGTTTCTCTACATCTGTAATAGGAGTATGCAATACCCTAGATGTATCAATACCAAAAGCTTCAAAGTAAGACTGTGGTGAGCCAAACTCAGAATCATAGAATAGCATAATTGCATCCTTATGTTTCTTAAGATAAGCTGCAGCCATAACCAGTGCAAACGAAGTCTTAAAGTGTTTAGATGGGCCAGCAAGCACTGTAAGACCAGATGATAGCCCACCGTCCATATCACCTGAAAGTGCAACATTGATCATAGGAACATCAGTTGCTACTTGTGCTTTATCTTTAAAGTAAATCGAATCAGAAAGAATATTAGTTTCTTTGATCTTCGAATTCTTTTTTAGTTTATCCATAATTGACATGCAATTCATCCTTTTATCATTTTATAAGTATATTATATCATAAACTGGTCCAATTGTACAGGACTTTTTTGATAATCTATTGATTTAGTTTTGTTACACTGAATAGCAAACTTTGTATCCAACATTTGATTATCTAATCGACCTGCAACAAAAGAACTTACTACTTCAGCCATATCCATAGCTGTAGTGACTGGAACATTCTGACATATCATGTTCAAGTTCTTTTTACCACCCTGTAGTATGAAGTCACCTGGTAGTTTCATAATTGCCAAGCATTCACGAATAGTTAAATAACGATCTTCATCTGGGTGAGTTAATGAAGACGGCATATGACCTACAAAAGCACCAATATAGTCTTTTGGAATCTCAGTAGTCTTACGCATAATATTACCGCCACTCTTAAGTTTATGATACATACGCATACATTTCTGAGCTTCATTATCATAACCTTTTAAAGTCATCCACTCACTAACTTTATTATACTTAATTCCAGCTTTTTCAATCTCATCAAGAGGATTAGTACTCTTAACAATCTTATCTTGAAATTGTGAGTGTGTGATTCCGCCCTCGATTTCTTCGAGAACATACCGATAGAACGGGTTATGTGACGGAGTCCGATCATTCGTCAGGACGTTCATTGGATCACTAGGATCCCGTTTCACGGAACGAATCGTATCCTCGATTTTTTCGTGCTCCCTTTCTATATATCCTAGTTTAGGTACTTTATCACCTTTCCAGAAAAAATAAAATGTACGATCACGAACTTGACTTAGTCCATGAAGTATAGATTTCGTTTTATAAATGCTAAAAGCGTATCCAGTTTGGTTGCCAATCCTTCGAAGCTCTTCAACAATCGGCTCTCCCATTTTGCTAGCCAGTCTTGGTGCGTTTTCGCCCCAGAATACTTTAGGTTTGAGATCCCCCAAGACATAACGTGCGGTAGCCAACATCCAATCATTATTAGCATTAGTAGAAGATGCTGAAGGACTAAGGCTAGAAAGGCCAGCACAAGGGCAAACGGTATTAATAACATCGACATTAGGAACAGAACGTTGCACACCATCGTCCAGATGATAGTAAGGAACTTTGTTTTCATAATACTCCACCAGTTGTCTGTCATTGGCATCAAAGGCAGAGTAGCTTAAAATATACTCTGGTTTTTTACCAGTGACGTTTTGCATTGCAATTGTTTCTCCACCAATAAGTGGCACAATACTCGCATAATTCATACGAAGAACTCCTCTAAACTGTTTTCATTTTTTTCTTCGCCATTCCAATGCGGATAGTACTGTCTTGATAGATGTATTGACTGTGGTTTTTCCATATAGTCAAAATCCAATTGGCCAGCTTTATTTGTTAATTTATCAACCCAACGAATAATTTTAGTATGCTTAGCTTTTGATTCTAAGACTTCTCTAAATTTAAGCCTGGCTTGATTTCGCTGCTCCCAAGTACCCCAGAAAGGTTTATCTTTATAGTAACCAGACTTAGGTAACTTACGGCTAATATCTTCTATAGGTAGCAGCTCGTAAATTGAAACTTTCTCAATAGGTAATGCTTCAACTGTAGTTATATATCTTTCTGCTAAAGCAATAGTATTTTCTAGGTAATCACCTTCAATACGGCATAAGTGATGCCTAATATCAATATTGCCAAAATAACACTCTAACTCAGTTATATCACCAAAGCCATCAAGGTAAGTTAAAAGGTTATCATTCAAAGCGCCATTCAGTGTTTTGAATGGAACACTATTAACAGTCCATCCTGGCCTGTACATGCATATAGAGTGACTATCACCAATGACTAATTTGTTTGTCATCTTTGGATGTCTAATAGTTTCAGCAGTCTCATACATACGTTTAAGGTTATCAATATCAACTTCAAGCCATTCAGGCTGAATCTCATTACCTTTTTCTTTTGCCTTGTCAATACGCTCTTGTATCATTTCATGATATGGAGGAAAGTCAATAGCTAATGAGTAAACTTTGCCTTTGAATTTTGAGAAGTTACGAGTGTTAGCAACATAAGGAAAACCCTTTACACCACCAAACACATTCATACCGCCAGACCAATCATTACCGTGATACACGTACATTTCATCATATTGATTATGATCTTCAATTTTACCAGAGTAATTGATAGTTATATCAACTCCAGTTTGTTTAATCATATCAGCATAGATTGCACCTTGAGCACCTCGATGAGATGCCATACGAGTAGCAACAGGAATAAATGGGGCATTTAGAATAGCTTTTTTCATTATAGTAGTATTATATCACACTTTCAATCAATTGTAAAGGATTAATTCATAAAAGATTCTAATGGAGAAGGCTCAAGCTTTTTCTTTAAATCATCTGCAATATCAATAAATGAATCAAAGGTAAGTGGTAGCATTCTTTTGGTTTGTGCTTTTGAATTATTTTGAATACCTAAGAAACAGTTAAACTGACAAAACGTGATTTCAGTACCAAAGGTAGTTAGGTTCCCACCACGTTCTAAGTTATCTTTATAGAACTGAGCTTCACTATCATTCATTTCAAAAAACTCATGTTGATGATCTCTTACAGCTAATATATATGCTTCCATAATAAAATTGTTCTTAAATTTAACTTGTGGAAATACAAATTCAAGACCTCTTTTAGCACCAGGACCAACTAAACAATAGTCATCATCTTCATCAATATTCGGTAGATCATCACACCGAGAAAAGTTACAAGGTGGGTGATAAGAGAAATATGGACCAATACCACGGTGAGTAGAAAACCAATCACATACATCACCTAGTTTGTTATTTGAATTTTGGACTACTTCACTCATGCCAAGATCATCTAAATGTCCCATCCATCTTATCATATGCGACAATTTGAATTTACCATTTGGATCATTATCTTCTTCACGGCAAAAATTACGAGCTGCAGTTTGTAAACTGGTCTGTAGCTGAGTAGCACCCCAGACTTTTAATTTATTCTTATTTGTATCTAAATTGTTATTAATCCAATGATAGTAATCACCTTTTAGTTTATACTCATCAAAGTCAATAATCTTACCATAGTCAGTAGAGTCTGAAGCTACCAAAGTAAGTGTTGGCATACCTACAAACTTTACTGCCATAGCATTAAGGATTTTATTCCTCATTGAAGTGTCCTGATTAAAAACAAAGTTTTCTAACCAGTACACCTCAGCATGTTTGGAACGATTAGGATTCCAGTATGAAACTTCTTGTCTCATAGCTGGTCCAAATTTTTCAGGATATGAATATTCGTTAATTAGTCCTGTTTCTCTTAATGCTTCTCTTTTAAAGAAGTCAAGAACCCATTCATTAAAATAACGAAAGTTGGACTGATCCCGCGTCTGTCTCAATATCTGTAGACTTATTCCACTCATGTCTTTTATTCTCTTTCTCAACCAAATCATGTTGTAGTAATACCACATTGATATGTGGCATCATTTTTTTAATAACCTCAGCCTGAACTGGATCATCTTCATAATGTATTCCAAACCTGTAACCAAGTTCTTCTAGATAGAAAAGAGTCTGGCCTTTATGGCGGCCAGAACTCTCTCTTGTCTTTTCATCAAAAGGTGTACTATTATAATATACCTGATTAGTTATACCTTTTGATTTAAGCATAGCTTCAGTCTCAGGTCTTTCTTCTTTAGATCTACCTGTAATTATAATATCATCTTTACCAGGATAAACACCATTGTACTTATCCATAAAGATAACACCATCAATATCAAATGAGTTAAGCATAATCAGTCTTCCCAGCTTGGAATGTATAAGGAAGTTTTTTAGCAACAGGCTCATTATCAATATGTTGAGCTTCAGTAAGATCAGTAAGTATTCTTTCTGCTAAAGCATCACACTCAGCTTTTGCATCTTCTGTTTTTAACTGAAGCGGTGGTGTTTTTTGAGTCCAAGCAGATGGTCCACGAAGATAACCAACAACACCCATTTCAGCAGCTACTTTACAGAACCTAATAGCAGATACTACAACTCCACCAGAGTTAGGTGAGTCTTGAACTGCTAACCTAGCAGTCATTTCATATCTTGCACCACCAAATCCATATGCAACAATATCAAAGTTAGCAATCTTTTGATCTGATCCAATATAGTCTCCACCAGGCTTTTGCTGAACAGTAAGTGAAGGACCAGCAAATAGAGTCATACCAGCAGTACTAGTATCACGTACACTATTCTGACCTTTCAATACATTCTCTTTTGAGATATGCTTATTATGTAGTCTTTCAACTTTTGCCATATTCAAAAAGTCAGTGTTTGCAGTGCGGCCAGTCCTAATATGTTCTTGTCCTTGAGTAGAACCTGCAGCCATATTAGTTTGAATATGCTGAGTTACCATAAGGCCTGAGTCTAACATAGCACCTTGAAGTACTTCAGACATTCTTGATGCACCCCAAGCTGATCTCATATCAGAGCCAACAATGGTAAGACCTGCATCAATAAACTTTTGTTCAACTCTTTGTGTTTGCTTAGTTGAAATAAGAGTTGGAATACAGTTAACAAAGTGACATCCAGCTTTAATTGCAGCATCCATATAAAACTCTGATGCTCTTTCAGAACCTACTGGAAGATAATTGATAACAACATCAACATCTGCAGAAATAAGTAAGTCACGGATTTCATCAAAAGAAAGATGACCTTCTGCACCAGTTCTAAATGATACTTCTTCAGGATAGTCTAGCATATGAGGTGCAACACCATCATACTCAGGACCAGAATAAACTAAAGCACCTGGCTTAATACAACCAAAACCATTTGATGTATCATCAATAGATGCAACATGGTTCATAGCACAATTTGGATCTGCTCTAAGAGCTTCAGCCAATGGCCTATTTACCTTACGTCTATCAACATCAAATCCAATAACAAACTCAATATCTTTAGCTTCGTATCCTCCAATATCTGGATACATTAGTCCCACTTTATCATCTGGGTTTTCGTTGTAATACTGAATCCCTTCAACAAGGGACTTTGCGCAATTGCCAATACCAACAATAGCGACTTTGATTTTTACTTTTGACATAAATTTTCTCCTGTTATATCAGTTTATTTGTGTGAGTGATTTGACTGGGAGGTCAGAGTAGCTCACATTAGCCTCATCAAACATAGATGAGGAATACGACGTTGATTGTTCCCAATGTGGTACGTTTTCAGAGTAACACATTATAACATTAGTTATACCAGTTTGAATTATGCCTTTTGCGCACTCATGGCAAACTGGTAAACCATACACATAAATTGTAGCATCCTTTAATGATACACCATTCCAACTTGCATTAAAAATAGCATTCATTTCAGCATGTACAACATACTTATACTTAACTTCTCTATCTTCATATCTCTCCTTTGAATCAGTTACACCTCTAGGAAACCCGTTATATCCTTGAGCTAATACTTGACCTGTTTTACTTACAACAACAGCTCCAATCTTTTTAGATGGATCTTTAGACCAAGTAGATATCTGTCTTGCTAACTCCATATAGCGAATATCCCACTTATTTGACAAGATGAAAATGCCTTTCATAAACATGTAAGTTTTGAACTTGCCACTGAATAAATCCAGGTTCAATATTCAAATCACTAGCCAGTGACTCAAGTATATGCTGTTGCCAAGCAATATCATTTTTATAGCCAAAGACTACATCATTAGATCGCATTTGAACTACAGCTTGAAGTTCTTCATTACGAATATAGTAGGTAACAGCATTAGTACAAATAAAGTCATTCTTGTTATTTTCGTTGTATTCAACCCAAATTGAAGGCCGTTGATAGATCATTGAGGCACGTCTTGAGTCTGGATTATCATACAATTCTTCACATACACGATCATATTGATTGAATAATTTTTCATCAAAGATAAGGTGACCATAATTAGAGTTAATTTCGCCATGGTCATTTGCAGCATACTGCCAAGCGGCAGGTGCATCTTTATCTGGGTAAATGTCATTAATATTAGTAGAGCATGAATTATACCATTCAAGTTCTGCTTCAATATAATCTTGATTGGGCATACCGAAGATCGCCGGTTCATCGGCGAGGAAGGAGGCGCCGAGAAGCTCTATAGT